GCTGACCGTCGCCGGCACGCTGCTGATGGGCGAGGAGGGCTTTGAGGAGGAGCAGGCGCAGCTCGCCAAGGAAGCCGAGGAGGCCGAGGACGAGGAAGAGGCCGAGGCTAAAGCGGACGCCGAGGCCGAGGCCGAGGTCGAGGAGGCCGAGCGGCGCGCCGAGGAGGATGCATCGGAGCGGCATACTCGCGCCAAGGGTGGTCGAGGCCGTCCGCGTGGGCGTTAAAGCATGAAAGCGGGTGGTATGAGGTCGGCGATTAACCGGATGTGCAAGGAATGCATCTACGACCCATTTGCGAGCCAGGGGACTTGGCGGCAGCAGGTCGAGGCGTGTACTGCATCGAATTGCCCCCTTTTCTCCCATAGACCGCGATCTTATGCCCCTAGGGGTACGGAGGTGGCGGGTCAGTCGGAAAATCGTCCTGTAGCGCTGTAGGAGGGCCTAAATGCCACCAGAAGAAGCTGGATTTGAACTGACCGAGATGGCGTTCTCGACCGAGAACACCGATGCGTACCAGCGGGGGCCTCAGCCGGGCGATGATAGCTTGCTGGTCAAGTTCTTCTCGCTCTCGGTTCGGGACGAGGGTAAATCTCGCGCCGCCGGGCGTCCGATTTACATCGATCGCGACCATGTTGAGATCAGGGTCTTAGGCGATCGAACGAATTTCATCGCGCGGGAGGCAACTCCTGCCGATATCGATCGGTTTCCCCGGCATTATCAGGCGTACAAGACGCGAACGACCACGAAGCCCATCGAGGGTACCCCCTTGGCTGAATGGGCGGTTATCACTCGCGCGCAAGTCGATGAATTGGCTTATTTCAACGTCCGCACCGTCGAGCAGCTCTCGCGCATCCCGGATAACCGATTGGGGGCTATCTTTGGGCTCGCGGGCCTGAAAGAGCGGGCGAAAGCGTGGCTCGCCGCGACCGGCGATACGCGGGCGGCGGAGGAGCTGGCGCGGAAGCTCCAGGAACGTGACCTCAAGATTGCCGAGCTCAGCCAGCAAATTGCTGGCTTGCAGGCGGCGGTTGCGAAGCTCCAGCCAAGTGTTGGGCTAGAGCGCCCGAGCCGAGTGCCCGAGGACGAAGAGGAAGAAGACGACGAGAACGATGATGACGACGGGGAGAAGCCGCTTGAAGACAGCGGTTTGTTCATCCCGCCAGACGCACTAGGTTTGCCTGAGAGCGACGAACCGGTGGTAGGGGCTACGGAGGTAGCGGCTCCGGTGGACAATGCGCCGATATTGCAGCGGCGCCGCCGAGCTTCGCGTGAAACCTAGATGGCCGCGCCAGCCGTCCCCAAGTCGGCGAGCATCAATGACATCCTGAACCGGGTCGCGGTCGAGATTGGACTTAGTCCAGAAGCCGATCCGTTCGGCTCGACCGCTGACTACTTCGTACAGCTAAAAACCCTGCTCGCGGTCGCCGCCGAGGAGCTGGCACTCGCGTGGAAGTGGCAGCAGCAAAACCGCGAGCACACCATCACGACCGCGCCGGGGGATACTGGCAAGTACCCGCTTCCGGTTGATTTCAATTACATGATCGACCAGGCGGGGTGGGTTCGTTCCAGCCAGCAGCCGCTTGCAGGTCCGGTATCGAACCAGGAGTGGCAGTACCTCCTCGGGACCAACACCACCAGCATCACGGTCGCCTTCCGTTTAAACCAAGGCGAGTTCTGGCTGTTCCCCCAGCCCCCAGCTTCCGGGCAGACCATCAAGTTCGAATATCAATCCAAGTGGTGGGCGATGGATCCAACGAATCCGACTTGGACCGGGTGCACGGACACGCCCGATAACGGCAGCTTCATCGTGCTCTATGACCGGCTGTTGATATCGAGATTGCTCAAGACCAAGAGCCTCGATGCGAAGGGGTACGACTCAACTCGCGCTCAGGCCGATACCGATCAGGCGTTCATGTTCTTAACCGGCAAGGACAAGACCGCGCCAATCCTAAACGCGGCGTTTGGAGGGGCTCTCGGGTTTAGGTACATCGGAGGGCAATCGGTGCCCTCATCGGGGTACGGCCTGTGATCAGTTTATTAATCTACTTACTAATCGTCGGAATCGTGATTGGTCTCGTGTTCTATGTGGTTGATGCAATCCCGGTTCCGGCACCGCTTGGCAAGATGATCAAAATCGTCGCCATCGTGCTTGGCTGCTTAGTGCTGATTTTCTTGCTCCTGCAACTGGCCGGCGTGCCGGTGCCGCTCACGCTGCGCCCATGATCGGACTCGCGAGTTCAGCCGCTCGCCGTCAATCAGGCCAGGGCGACGTGCAGGTGGCAGTGCTACCGGCGCCGATTCGCGGCATGGATGGGCGGTCTAACCTCGCGGTCGATAACGCGGATAACTGCGTCTTTTCGACCAACCTGATGCCGAGCGAGTACGGCATGCGGACGCGCTTCGGCTGGCGCGAGCATGCGGTGAATCTGGAAGTCACCCCCGGCGTCGGGCTCGGGGTGCGGACGATCATCCCGTTTTCGGGCGCGACCTCAAGCGGTGCCGCCGACAAGCTGTTCGCGGCGACGAACGAGGGCATCTGGGAGGTTACGACGTTCGGTGCGGCACCGGTGCTAAAGCAACCGTTTACGGATACGGGCGCCGAGGCCGGGTTCTGCACCTACATCCATAACGCAAACGCGGCGGGTGCGATTAGCTTGCTGGTCGCGGACCGAGCTAACGGGCTGTTCGTTTACACGCCGGCGACGGACACCTGGGCGCAAGCTTCCGGGATCACTGGCATCAACGTGCTGCTGGTTACCATCGTGATGCGTCACAAAGAGCGTATCTGGCTGGTCGAGCGCGAGTCATCCGATGCGTTCTATCTGCCGCTCGGGTCTGCTTCCGGTGCGGCGACCGCGTTTCACATGGGTGGCAAGTTCAAGCATGGCGGCGCGATCGCGGGGCTCTTTAACTGGTCGGTCGATGGCGGCGAGGGCGTAGATGACTACCTCGTGTTCATCTCGCGCGCGGGCGATGTGATGCCCTATCTCGGTGCTGATCCTTCCGATGCGAGCACCTGGACCAACAAGGGCGCGTTCTTCATCGGCGAGGTGCCGCCGAAGCATCGCTTCGCCGGGCAGTACGGAGGAGACCTGTTCTTGCTCTCGCGATCGGGACTGATCGCGATGACGGACTTGCTTCGCGGGATCGACATTCAAAGCATCGCGGCGACGAGTCTCGCGTTTCGGATCGCGCGCTTTCTTCGTACCGACATGCAGCTTAGCGGCTCGCGTGACGGCTGGCAGGTGTTGTTCGACGGCACCGAGGGCGTGCTGACGGTTGCAACGCCCAGGCGTGCGGATGGCACCTATCGACAATATGTGTTGAACCTGACGACTGACGGGTGGGGCTTCTGGCGCGGTGTGCCGATGCTTTGCTTCGACACGTGGAAGACGTTCGTTTACTTCGGCACTGAAGACGGACGGGTGTGCGTGATGGACGCGCAGACCGATGGCGGCACGCTTGATGGTGACGTGGGTGAGCCCATCGAGTTCGTCGTGCTGTTTAACTATCACCACTTCGACTTGCCTGGGAAATTCAAACGGGGCGTGCTGGCGAGACCTAATTGGCTATCTCAAGCACCGCCCACGTTCACGACGAGATTCTTGTATGACTTCGAGGTCGACTTTGACCTGATTTTCTCGCCTCTACCAGCGGTGTTGAGTGACGGGTGGGACTTCGGGCTGTGGGACATCAGCCATTGGGGATCGGTTCGATTGAACACGTTCTCGAAGCTGTTTGGCACGTCGGGGCAGGGGCGCACTCTTGCGCCGCTCATCATGGGAGCGGCGACGACGCGCGCGATGCTGCTCTCGGTCGACGTGCACTGGCGACCTGGGCATGGGCTATAGGATTCGTGACTTGATGCAGGAAGATTGGGACTGGACGCAAAAGAGACTCGGGCTCGTGCAGACCTCGGATACGCGAGGGCTGGTCGCGTTTAACGAGTTCGATGAGCTCGAACGCGCGGCGGTTGTGATATTCGATAACTGGACGACCAACAGCGTTCGCGTGCATCAGGTGATCGTGCGTCCGATGGTGATTCGTCATGGCTGGTTTGAGCTGATCGCGGAGTACGTGTTCGATCATGGGAAACGAAAAATTATGTACGGCACGGTGCCGAGCGATAACGTCAAGGCGAAGCGTCTAAACGCGCATATCGGTATGACGGTGGTGGCGACGTTGAAGGATGCCATCTCGGATGGCGTTGACATGCTCGTGTACGAGGTTCGTCGTGAAGACTTTCGGTGGTGGTCGGGCTACGAGCGTAAGCAGGTGCACTGATGGGTAAGAAGAACGACGCGCCTCCCTCGCCTAACTTCACTCAAGCTGCTGAGAGGCAGGCGGGCGAAGAACGAAAGCTGCTGACGCAGCAGACTTACGCGAATCGGCCCAATCAGTTCACGCCGCTCGGCGATCTGACCTGGAGCGTCGGCAAGGTATATGACCCGGCCACGAAGCAGTACGTGCCAACGTGGCAGCAGAAAACGACGTTGGACCCCGGGCTCCAGAAGGCGCTGGAGTCGCAGATAAGTTTGACGCGTGGGCGAAGCAAGCTCGCGGGCGGCATGTTGGGGCGGGTTGCAAAAGCGTTGGGACGCCCGGTCGATTACGGGCAGTTCGGTGATCTGTCCGGGCTTCAATACGACCCAACTGAGCTCCGTAATCGTGCGATGCAGTACGCGTACGAGAGCGAGACCTCGCGCCTCGATCCGAAGTTCGCCGAAACGCAAAATGCGCTGGAAATTAAGCTCCGGGGGCAGGGCTTGCGTCCGGGCGATCAAGCATACGATTCAGCGGTTGCGAACTTCGAGCGGGCGAAAACGGATGCGTACCAGCAAGCGCGTCGGCAAGCATTCGAGCTCGGGCAAGGAGAGGCGGGGCAACTCTACGAGCAACAGATCGGCACCGCCGATTACGCGAACAAGCTCCGCACGCAACGCATCAGCGAGATGCTGCAGCAGCGGGGCGTGCCGTTAAACGAGATCAATGCGCTGATGAGCGGCCAGCAGGTCGGCATGCCCGAGATGCAGCCGTTTAGCGGTGCAGGTCAGGGCGGTGCGACGGATTACATGGGGGCTGCTAAGCAGCAGTACCAATCGGGGGTCGATGCCTACAACGCGAAGCAGATGGGCCAGCAAGGGCTCTATCAAGCGTTAATCGGCGGCGCGTCCATGTTAGGAGGGTTCTTCTGATGCCTAGCGGTTATCGACCGTCTTCGTATGCAACGCCCGGTTACTCGGCGGCGCCGACCACCGGTTACACGGGATCGACGCCCGGTCTTCCCATGGAGCCTGCCGGATGGGGCGCTGAGGGCTGGGATCCGTACGCACCGGTTAACTTGGCGTTGCCGACTGGCGCGCCGTCCGGTGCGGGTGGGGGCGCGGTCGGGCCACCGCCGCCGATGGATCCGTTCTTCGGCAACTTCATGCAGGACTTCAACAAAGAGGAAGCCGGCATCAACAAGCAGCGTCGGCTCGCGAGTAGACTCCGCGCGCCAGTTGCCCCCGCGCCGGCACCGGTTGCGCCGAGGCCAGCCGCACCGACCGGGAGCACCGCGCGGACGCATGCGGCGGTCAGTCGCGATCTAGGCTACCAGCCAACGCCCGCGCAGGCTGAGCAGGATTACATCAAGCGCGTGCTGGGCGGCGCGCCGGTGTTAACCGGTGGAGGAGGGCGCTAGCGATGCCACGAACGTATCTGTCGCCGAACCGGACGTATCCGTTGCCCGACCCGGCACCGATTCCGGCGTTTGATTTAACCGGACTCGGTCGTCCGTACTCGGTCGCCGAAGGGTATGGTTTGCCGACTGATGCGCCGCCCGAAGCCCCGTACGATGCGCCGTTCCACATAGGTACGGGAGAGGAACTCGCTACGGGTGAAGTGCCGTACGGCCCGCAGCAAGCAGGTCCGCCGATGCCGGACGTGCCCGCGCCGGAGGTGCCCGGTCCGCCGCCCGGGCCGCCAGCGGGATCGCCGTCGGGGCCGGTTAAGCTCGACGAGAACGGCATGCCTTACGGTGACATGACGTATGACGAGCTTAGCGGATACCTGAAAACGCTCTCGCCAGAGCAGCGGCAAGCGTTTTTAAACAACCTTCTGATGGACGTTGAAGGTGAGGCGTACGGGATCGAGGCGCAGCGTGCTAAAGCGGAGCGTTTACGTGAGACGCCGGGCGGTGAAGCCATGGCGTACGGCAACATTTATCACGCGGCGAATCCGTTGGGGGCGGTGGTGAGCGCGGCTGGAAATTTTTTAGGCTCACGTGAGCAGACTCGCGCCGATCGCGCGGTTGAGGACATGCAGCGTAGACGTGCCGAGGCGTTGCGTGGCGTTCGTGAAGCGGTGTTAGGCGGTGGCTATCACACGCCGGGCGTGCCTCCTACGTAAGTGAACCCGAGAGCGTATCGACGTGCTATCTCAGGCATCGAAAGCTCCGGTGACTACGGTGCATTGGGGCCGAGGACGGACAAAGGCGATCGCGCGTATGGGCGTTATCAGGTCATGGGGGAGAACATCCGTCCGTGGTCTCGGGAGTACCTGGGTCGAGAGATCACGCCTGAGCAGTTTCTTGCATCCCCTGAGCTCCAAGATCAACTCTTCGATCTCGTTTTCGGCGGCTACGTTAAACAGCACGGGCTCCGGGGGGCGGCGTCTAAATGGTTCACGGGCTCAGCCGATGAGCCTGAACGCTCCGACGTGCTCGGGAAGTACACGGGGAAGACCTACGCCGATCAATTCGTGGCGGGGCTGGGTGTGCCCGTGGACGGGGCTCGCGTGTCTCAGGAGGGGTCGAACGTGCCTCAGGTAGTGAAGCCTCGCGGCGGTGTGGTCTCGTACTCGGCGCCAACACCGGAGCAGGTCGCCTACGCGCCGGGCGAGATCGAGGCGATGCTGGGCTTAGGTATGGACACCAACGAGCAGACGGCGGCGATGGCGAGGCGTTTACGCGGACAGCAGCGCATGGGTCAGCTCTTATCGCTCTCGCAGATCGGGCCGATCGCCAAGCTTGGGGAGACGATGCTGTCGGGAGTCGAGAATGCGGCGCAGCGGGGTGGTGTGTTACGAGAGGCGATGGCGAGACAGAAGTACGAGGAAGAACAGACGAAGCTCGAACGCGAGCAGGCGTTGCAAGACCGGGTGGCCGAGCAGCAGTACGAGGAAGAGGTTAATAAACGGGAGCTAGCGGAAGCACAGGCGGCGGCGGAGGCGCGGGCGACAGGCGATGTAGCGAAGGCTGAGCAGGCGTTTAAAAATGCGAAAGAGCTTCAGCAGCAAAAAGACGCTGCGAGGCAAGAGCTGGCGGAAGCGAAACAGGCGTCTAAGCCTAAAGTTCTACCGACGACGGAAGAACGTAAGAATGCCGGTAACTTCAGAGCCATGCTCCAAAACGCGATCGAGCTGTCCAAGTTAAGAAAGAGCAAGAAGCTTCACATCGGGCCGTGGGAGGGGCTGGCGACGGAGATAGCTACCGGGGAAGACCCGGTGCAAGGGCCTATCATGCATAAGCTGTGGCCGATGAGCCCGGAGGATGTAGAGGCGCAGAATCGATCAGGTCAGTTGCTTTCGCAGATGAGCATCCTGTTGTCGGGTCTGACGGTGTCCGATGTAGAGCGCAAGCTCATCAAGAGCTACCTCCCACGCCTTCGTCAGTCGGAAGAGGCTTTTGATGCGAATCTTGAGCTGCTCCTGGAAACACTTCGGGGTAAAGCACGAAGCTTGTATGAAAACGCGGGATTGGAGGTGCCCGAGGATCTCGCATCGTTGTTAGAGGATGTCGAAGAAGCAGCGACGAACGTACCGCCGAAAGCGAAGAACGCACCGATGACGCTAGAGGAGAAAAAGAAAAAGATAGCTGAGATGGAGAAGAACCTCTGATGGCATTGTCAGCCGAAGAACAAGCGGAGCTCGATCGACTTCGGGCCGAAGTCGCCGAGGAGGAGGCGCAGGCGGCGCCAGAGACGCTTACGCGTTCCGAGGCTAAGCCCGAGCCGTACCGTTTGTTAAAGCAAGCGGGGCGGGCGCTGGTCTCACCGCTTTGGGCACTTGAGCAGACGCCAGTTGGCACCGGGCTAGCCGCGAGTGGCATTAAAACGGGCATGGGTGTCGCAGATCTCCTCCATCTAGGCGACCCAAAACTTCATCGCGAGGTTCGTAAGCTCGTCGAGCAAGATGTTGAGGAGGGAGGTTTCGGGGCAAGCGCGGGCGAGACGGCGGGCGATGTGGGACAGATCGTCGCAGCGAGTCTTTTGACGGGTGGCGCGGCGGCGGCCGCGCGGGTCCCGAGACTAGCCACCGCTTTTTTTCCGCGTGCTCAACAGGTGGTTAACGCGCTTCGCGTTCCGGGCACGGCGGGGGCGGCGGAATTCGGTTTTCTTCGTGCACAGCCTAAGGAGGGCGAGGAGCGAGCAACGGTCGCCGAGCGAGTAGCGAACGCCGCTACCGATGCGGCGATCAATTACGGCTTCGGGGGCGCGGGTAAGATCGCGGGTCGGGGGATTGAAGAATTAGTAGCCCGTGGTGTTTCTAAAAACTGGTTGAGAGCGAACGCCGCGAAGCTGATGGGTGAAGGTATCAGGATTACGCCGGGCATGTCCTCGAAATGGCCTTTTCTCGGTGTAGCAGGAACGATACTCAAATTTACACCGGGATTAGCGGGTGCAGCCAAAGCGGCAGAGAGCGACTTCGCTCGAAGCGTTCGCGAGGTCGGACTCAAGAAAGCCGTGCCTAGAGGCGAAACGCTGACCAAGCTTGAGCCGCACGAGGCCATACAAGAAATCGAGGACATGTACGCGAGGCGCTACGGGGCTGCATGGAAGCAAGCCAACGCGACCGCCTACCGGCCGGTTGCCGCTTCGATTAGAACGTTTGCCAAGAACGCGCGACGGGAAGATAGAGATGGGCTGTATAAACTTGCCCGAGACATCGAGACGGCGGGGAAAGGGAACAAGCCCGAGCTGATCGATAAATATCTCGATGATGAAATCGGGAGCGCGGTTAAGAAGCGCGATGTATACGATTTCCTAACCGGACAGCGAGCGGATTTCAGAGGATCGCAACCGGCGCATGTGAGGGATGAGCTGAGCGAGCTCGATGCAGACTATGGCAAATACAAGACGCAGGAACTTGCGATCGGGAAGGGGCCTCCCTCGGGTGAGTACGAGACGAAACATCTGACGCAGGCATTGAGGTCCAAACGGCTGAAGCAGTACGCGCGAGGCAAAGCCCCGTATCAGACGCTTGCCACTGAGGTTGAGCCGTTTACACCGCCTGAGCTGAATAAGATATTGGATCCGATTAGAACCAAAATATTGAAGCTCTCGGGAGAGTGGTCGCCGGAGTTGTACAGTGGATTTCGGAAATACATGTTCGGTGAACATCCCTGGCAGCAAAAGCTTGCTCGTATGGCGAATAAGCTGCGCTACCAGCCGCCGTCGGTGGCCGGTGCGGTGGGCGTGAGCGCGGGAGAATAATCAATGCCGCGAGATCTCTCTGGCGTTTACACGCTTCCCCCGGGTAATCCCGTTGTTTCGGGCGCGATCATCGAGTCCGCGTGGGCTAATAACACGATGGGGGATCTCCGGGACGCGATCAGCGACAGCCTCGATCGCAATGGTCGCGGCGGCATGCTGGCGCCAATGAAGTTCACCGACGGGTCGGCGGCGGCTCCCGGCATCACGTTCACCAATCAACCGTCGACCGGCATACACCGTGACACGGCAGCGGGCCATCTGGAGCTCGGGGTGGGGGGCACGGCCAGGCTTCGTGTAAACGCAAGCGGAGTGGTTGAAATCTTCGTCGGTGGCGCGTGGGCTGCGCTCGACATCACTAACCTGCCGGTGAAGGTCGCGCCAGCGGGCGCGGATTCGATCGCGATTTTCGATGCGACGACAAACACGCTTAAGAAAGCCGCAATCTCCGCGCTCCCCGGCGCACTGCTCGCGGTCACGGTGAAAGCAATCGCTGGCACGACGACGCATGTGTTTAACGCGGCGATGCAGCGGGTCGAGGTCGAGGCGTTGGGTGGCGGCGGGGGTGGGGGCGGCTGCCCTACTACCACGGCTACCACTATGAACGCGGGGGGTGGTGGCGGAGCGGGCGGTCACGCCAAGCGGTGGATGGCTCGCAGCGCTTTCACCGGGGCTGAGCTGTCTAGCGGCATTCAGTGCGTGGTTGGCGCTGCCGGTGCGGGCGTATCGGGGGCGGCTGGTACTAATGGGGGCAACACGACATTTGGTACGACCCCTTACCTCACCGCGAATGGTGGGGTCGGCGGAAGCACTGACACGTCCTCAACAGCGAGCAGCGGTGGAACGGGCGGACTGGGCGGTAGCCCTAGTGGGGGTGATGTGAATGGTGTCGGCGCGTCGGGGCATACCGGCGCCTCGACCGCTGGCGGCAATCCGTTTGCGAAAGGTGGGCACGGAGCCAGCTCACTGTTCGGCGGGGGCGGTAGGGGGCTGATAGGGGGTAGCGGGTCGTCTGGGGCTGGTCAACCTGCGACTGGTAATGGCGCGGGCGGTAGCGGTGCGCGAGCGGGTTTTTCGTCGGCGGTGCAAATCGGTGGAGCGGGGTCGCCGGGATTGATCGTGATCGTGGAGTACAGTTGAAAGAGCGGCTGTCCATCGCGCTTTACGCGGCGCTGCTGTTCATGCTGGTGACCGCGATCGGTTTACTAACGGTTATCATCGCGGCGGTGTAAACGTGCCAAGTACGTCGGAGAAGCAGGCCCGTTTGATGCGCGCGGTCGCGCATGGATGGAAGCCCTCGCGTATCAAAGGCCCGCCGGTTGCGGTTGCGAAGGAGTTCGTTGCCGCCGATCGCCAGAAGAAGATGGCGTCAAAGCTACGCGGGCGCTAGTCCTCGAATATCTCCTCGATCGCTTTCGCGGCTCGAACACGAAAAGCTGCTTCGTCCAACTTTTGCACCTGTTGTTTGAGCTTCTTTTCCAGGTCCGGCGATAGCTTCTTCAGCGGTTTCATTCGGTAGCCTTCCGGCACGCGATCGATCACATAGCTCCAGCGAGTGGGTTTTTGACCGACTTTGACGAGGGTCGGATGCAAGATGGGTCTAATCAGCTCTTGCTTTGCGCGCCGTACGCGAGTGGTGAGCGTGTCGCGGTTCAAGTTGAAACGGTGATCGGGGAGTGCCGCGAGCAGGGTGTTCAGCAAGGTATTCGAGATCACCCAGGTGCCTGTTGGTAAGCAGCTCAGCACCGCGCGCACCGCGCGTTTAACTGGATCGGTTCTGGCTTCGATCATCATCGTTTTGCCGTCGGTCATCGGCGCGGGCGCATTTAGCATGCGAAGATCGACCGGATATTGCTTCAACCATCGCCACAGGTGCGGTGCGAACAGGGGCTTACCGTCGCTATCGAGCGCATCGAGCCAGGCGTTCAGCTCGGTGAAGTAGTCGGGCGGGCGTGGATATCGCTCGTTCTCGATCACGTAGATGCGGCGATCGTTCGTGTCGATCGCGAGCGCATCGAAGTGGTTCGAGAATAGCAAAAAGCTTGTGAATGATTCGGCCGAGGCTAGCCGCCCGTATTTGTGGTTAATGGTTACGGGAAGGGAACGTGTATCGATGAGCGCTTTGAGCTTTTCACTTGCGTTGTAGAAGGTCTGACGCGTGGCCTCGATGCCGAGGTCGAGCGTCTCTTGCACCACGACTAGTGTCTTGGTCAGGAACGAATTCCACTTGCCGCTGGTTAATTCGACCAGCGACTCGTAGCTGACGTTCACGGGCAAGAACAACGCGCGCAAGATGTCGCTTAAGGTCGTTCGCCCGATGCCTTGCGTTGGCGTCGTCATCAAGATCGCGGACCCTCGAAACGACTGGTCTTGTACCTTGGCGGCGAGCCACTGGAGGAAGTAATCGCGCTGTTCGGCATCGGGGATCAGGTAGGTGATGAAGTCGACGAAGCGATCGACGTGACTTTGCTCGTATGAACCATCGCCCCACGGGGGCTCGTGGTAGGTGTTGATGAACAGCTTGCCGTCTCGTTTAACCAGCGCATCGGTCGTACGCGGGTCGGCGAGCTGCCCGTACGTGATGAGCTTTAGGTCTGATTGAAGCCAGTAGTCCGCGACGGGGATGACCTTGGGTTTAGTTGTGTTCGGCAGATGAATGGCAACGCGTCCAGTCAAGATGTGCTTGAGGGTCTGTGTGCGCTCGCGGTGGGTTACTTCTCCGGTCGGCGAGAGGCGCAGACACATGCCGCCCTCTTCGTACGCCCACGTGACCAGCAGTCGCCCGAGCGGGTCCGGTCCGACCGGCGCCATCGGCCCGTGGTTCACCATCACGTAGTTCAGAAACTCTTGAGTCGTTCGGCTCTGGCAGTGCGCGTGGAAGCAATGGAACGCGCGGTAGAACGTGTCATCGTCAGACCCGCGACCCAAGGGCCGGTAGCCGGCGATCGCGTCTCCGGTTGTATGGTCGGCAGACCAGGGGCACAAGATCGACACCCAGTCACCGGTGTCGTTCTGGACCATGTGCTTCTCGTGAAGCCAGTTCAGCACCACGTCGACGACATCAGTTGACCCGATTGGATCAGCGACCGGCGACCAGCTTGCGATCCGGCGTCTCGTGCGTGTGGGGTTAGTTAGGATTTCCGCCCACGGTTTTTTGATGCCGAGCGCGGTTAAGAGATCGTCGATCGTGTAACGCGGTCCGTTGGTCTTGATCGCGTGAACTTCGAAATCACGATTAGGCCCCTTCTTGCCGTTTACACCGCCGGGTAGCCTGACCAGCTTCGTTGCGAGCTTGCCGCCGGTGTCGGTGAAGCCGGTCTGATGAACTTGATCGATCAAGGCTTCCGCGTGCTCGACGTTGTCGATCGGGTGCTCAAGCACGAAGCCCCACTGATGATTGCCGGGTGAGGTCTCGATGATGTAGGTCGGGTCTAGTGGGGGTAGGGTTTGTGGATCTACTTTGGTGCCGATGTCATCGAGCACGATGACGAACAACCGTTTAAACAACGCCTTCTGACAGCGGAGCTCGTTGTTCTCGTTAGGCTTACAAGTCGAGATCCCGTAGTACAACGCCTGCGCGCGTTTGATGCGTGAGAGCTTGGGGAGCAGCTCCTCCTCGGGCATTGGAAATCCAGGCAAATTCGTGCGTGAGTGCCACGTCAAAATATGCTCATCGGGGTCGAGCACGACGTGTCCGAAAACGAGATCGATGAAGTCGTTGAGCCGCTGAACGTCGTAGACGATCTCCGGGATCGGTACGACATTTGTGACGGGCGCCTCGCTTGTGACGGGTTCCTTGACTTGTGTGGTTGATTTTTCGCCACTAGACTTAATGTCGTCATCTTCTAGCATTGTCTACATCCTTTGGTTGGGATGACACACCATCAGCTCCCTGATGGTCCGTAAAAGCCCCGGCCCTCAACCGGGGCTTTTTTAATTCAGCCCTTGCTGTAACGAGAGACGATGTAAGGCTCGGCTTTGAGGGGTAATCCGGCGGCCCATCGAGGGGGCACGCTCATGATTTGCCGGGCTCTTACTACCCAATCGTCTGCCTCTTTTATCGGCACTTCAAGCACGATTTCGTCATGCGAATGCATGACCACGGGAGCGCCTTGTTCATCAAATAGTTGGAGCGCGTGACGCAGTAATCGCGCGGCGAAGGCTTGCGTTGCGTTCTCGACTAACACGCCATGCCAGAGCGTTCCGCGCGGCCATTCTTTTGCGTCGGCGGCCATCGTGTAGCTTGCTTTCAGCGACGTTAGCTCACCTTCTTTTAATCGCGCGTACGGGTACTGCAAGACCAGATCGCCGGGGAGCTTGCAGATCAGCGTGCCATCGAGCAACGCCGGAATGAACTGATAGACCACGCGGCGAGCGGGGAACTCAAGGCCGGGGTTTCTGAGGGCTGATTTTGCCGCGTTAAACGCGCTTTGCCAAAATCGCGGTGCCCATGAGTTGATCACGCGCCAGCGATCGACGATCGCTTGCGCAGCCGAGGGTTTGAGGTACAGATTGAAGTTTCTCGCCATCGACGCGAGCGCGTTCGGCCCGCCGCCGAAGCCAAGCGATAGCACCGCCACCTTGCCGATCTGGCGATCGGTGTAACCCATCGCTGAAGCGGTCAGCGCGTATACGTCTTCATCGCGCTCGTAGGGCTCCAGCACGCTGACTTCGTTCGCGAGCCAGGGCAACACTCTGGCTTCGATGCTTGACCAGTCGGCAACGACGAACGCATGCCCCGGCGCAGGCGTCAGGCTCGGGCGGAGCAGACTTGCCAAAGTCGCCATCACATGTGGGATCGGCTTTCGCTGCTGCATCTCGTCTTTTAGCTCGCTCGCACGAGCGACCGAGAAGCAATCCCGTTTGAAGTTGTGAAGCTGTAGTCCTCGACTGGCGAAGCGCAAGGTCTGACTGGCACCGGCGTAGACGAATGCGCCGCGCACGCGATGGTCATGTGGGTCGGCTAGCTCCGCCATGCGTTTAAACTTCGCGGTCGATGAGTTCGAGCCATCGTCCATTGCTTGGATCACCGCAGCGGTCTCGGGCGGTAGTTGGAGCGTGCCGTCTGAGATAGCGGTTTGAATGATCGCCCGGCGAGCGCGGTCGAGTGAGAATTTCTTCTTGCCTTTCGTGTAAACGGTCATCAGGTTGTGGAGCTCGGCATCGCCGCGCGCCAGCATCCACTTTCGAAACCTGGCGGTTTGAGTAGGTGCGGTGATCACTCCGTGCGTGAGCGTTTTCAGCCGCGCGCTTAGCTCGCGCATCTCGTCCTTGGCGTACGCTTGCGCGAGTGTCGCGAGTTCCACATCCACCCTCGCCCCGCGCGTGTTGATGATCTCCGAGACGTAATAA